CAAGTTTCTTTGCGTCAAGGGCGGCAATTTCTTCTGCCGTAAAACCGGATTGCGCGAGTGCTTCTTGGATCGTCATATTCTTGATCTCCCGGAAATCAATTTTTGGATCAATACTGCGGTTGTGTTGACGGTGAACTTGGCTGGGCAGGACTTATCAAAGCCGTTTGCATTTCCTGAATCCCGTCAGCCACTTTTCCTGCTCCTGGCGCTAAACGACGATCAGACGCAGCCATTTCCTTGACGCTCTGATACCACTTTGCGAGAAGCATTTGTAGTGGATTGGCAGGGGCTGAGGATGGGGATGGCTGTTGATTTCCACCACCACCTTGAGGCGCGGAGGCTGCGCCGCTCGCATCCGGTGGAGGAGCGGCGCTACCTTGCGATTGCTGCGGGTCAGACATTGGGCTAGTAGCCACTTGGGTTTCTCCAGTTAGCTGCTAGTTACTTCTTGACCGAGGTCTTGCGGCTGTGCTTGCGGCTGCGCTTGCGGCTCTTCTTCACATGCTCCGGTTTTGCACTGATCTTGCGACGCTTTGCCATGATTGGCTCCTTATGCGGTTGAACTGCAAAAGAAAACGGCGAATTCAAGCCATTTTCGCTTGAAGTCGCCGATTAGCCCGACAGTCGGGATCACGTCTCTTCCTGATTCTTACCGAGATTACTCCATAGGTGTTTTTATGTCAAGCCTAATTTTGAATTATTTTCAAATGGCGCAGAATATTACGGTTATTCCTGCGCTATTCGACCTCTAATTCTCTCGTTCCAACTCCAACAATTTTCCTGACTTCATCTGAAACCTTCTCCGAAATGTGCTGCTTTTGTTCTACATTTACCCCCAGCATCCCGCCTTGATTATAGACAGCGACAATCTTTCCTGTCGCTTTAGAAGAGCGCATTAATTGATCGAGAGTATTGAGATCGGTGGGCAGCGACACAGAAGTTTCCGTAATTAAGTGATCCTTCTGCGACTTAATCTTGATTGGCAATGTCGTCTCCTTAGTTCACGGATGATTAGTTACTGCGCTTATTCGTCAACATAGAATGCTCCAAAATAGTCCTTATTCGACTCCAGATACTCATCAATTCCTTCGTCATTGGCAGTAGTAAACTTCCATTTCCCAACTAATGCCACTTCGGAATTGCAATCATTCTGCTCTGGAAATTTTTCCAGTATCTTCTCGTCAAGCCTCTTGGCGAAATCCAAGCCCTTCATGTGAGCATCGATAAGGCTTTCTGCTTCAATGATGAACTCCTGATCGTTGGCTATATTATTCCTAATCTCTACGGCATAAAAATTCATCGCTCAACTCTCCTTACCCGCTCGTTGATACAATATTCCTTGGTTCGCCGCCTTTAGCACCCTATGACGCCAACTCGACCCTCACTCTGAGCGCAGGAATCTCTTTCAATTTCCGCTCCGCTTCCAGCGCAGACTGTGACGATTCGTAACGAAACGAAAAATCACGGGTCATCTCCTCGCACAGCATACATCCAGAATCGCATTTCACTTTCCCGCCAAAATCGTATCCTGCCGCCGTAAAGATACGCTTGTCTATTGCGCTATTCAACCCGCCGTCGTATTCCACGTAGACGTTATGCATCGTTCACCCTCCCGTATTGACCTTTTTCGTTCCTGATGCGCAGAGTTTTAAGTTGGGGAAGTATGGACGCAGATGCAGCAGGTTCGACTTTAGCCCACAAATTCCCTTTCTTGATATCCCATCCAATACCGCTATAGGTTCCATACGCCTCCGCTATGACACCGCTAGAATATCCTTCTTTAACCAAAAATTTGATTTCGGCCTTCTGCTGATCTGTAAATTTGGAAGGTAGTTTTGTAGCCTGTCTAGCAATGCGAAGATTTTCTCTGTGCTCTTCTGTCATCACATGCTGTTTCCCGATTTCGCTTAGTTTTTTCTTGGTCTCCTCACTGAGAGGAATACCTGCGCGAGACTTGTTGAGTTCCACAAACCTTGCTGACGACCACGGTTTCTTACTTCCTTTTTGTGATGCGCTAATTTTTGCCTTGTGCTCATCGGACATCGGCCTTCTCTTCTTTCCTCTAATGGCAGCGCTTATGGCGGCTCGCACCTCATCTGGATATGTATAACCACGTTCCCCACCATCTGTGAAATTGAGCAGTCTGCATCCCCTCGCTCTCATCTCTGCGATCCATTTACGCTCGGCATCACAAGCTAAACCTTCCTCTGTTTCCTCCACTAATTCCATGACGGGCTTCAATAGTTCTCTTTTTAGACTGTTAACCCAGTTTCGCAAATGATTCGTATGAGGGTAGTTTATTTCGTTATTCAGCCGTTTCACAGGGAAGCGCGTTAACCCGACATAGCGGATTTCGTTGGTGACGGGATGTTTCAAAACGTATATAAATACTTTCATCAACCACTCTCCGATACAACAGAGCGGGGATCGCCGCCCTTGCTACCTTTTTGCTTCAATTTTGGATTTTTCTGCCCTGTGCTCGGCCTTCCTCCAGCATGTTGCTTCCCACTGTTTGCTTCTCCGCCTTGTAACTGCTGCGGATCAATACCTAACCCTTTCAATATCTTCATTATGTCCACTTGGGCTAGGATTTTTAACTTCTCCAATCGCTCTTGTTCTTGGAAGCTCTCATCTATAATCTGATCTGGATTATTCAAATCCATCGCCTCAAAAACCTTTTTCCAAGCTATAGGTGCGCCTCCTTTCTTCAATTGAAGCAAGAGCAACTGCTGCTGCATCTGAGTCACCTTCAGCAACGTGCTTGGTACAGAGACTAGTCTGATCTGCTTGACGAACCACCGCGCTCGCTCAAGATTTGTGTACTTTGATTCCGTCTCAGGGAACTGCCCACCAATCATCTCGTCCGGCAAGTGGCTAGGAACAAGGTCGTTTGGCTTATAGTCAAATACCTCTGGAGCCATCTTCTCTGGGCCAACGTACTCCATGATTCTCTGAGTATCAAACCATTGTAAAATAAGGTACTTAACTCTCTGCCCAACTGACTTATTAGCCTTCTCAACTCTAGCAGCTATTCCTTTTCCTACTGGCCCAATGGATTCCAGCATCTTGTCAGCAGTGTCTGAGGCGATCTGGAGCTTCATATTTGCGCCGAGGTTACCCAAATCCTCCAACCCAAGCTGCTTGCCTTCCTTCTCGTTGAGGTATTTCAGATAGTTGAAATTCTCTTGAGTTACCCGAACCTCGTCAGGAAGAATGGATTGGAAGGTTTCCTTCGGCTTGCCATCCACTCCAAGACGTACATCCGGCTCAAAGATGTCGAAATGCTCGATCTTTGGCCCACCTGTTTCTGTGTGGTTGTAGCCCATTGGGGGATTCATCTGAGCAGTGAAGACTTGATCCATCAATCGCTCATGTTTCCTGATAGTCGTCTCAATTGTGGCTACATCCCCTACGATAGATCGTCCTAACGGCTCCCATGCCCAATCGTCTACTGTGTATTGAATGATCGGCATACGAGGGTCCCAGTCGAATGCGGGGCCATCGTACATCGGCTTTCCCATTCCTGTTGAAGTGATGATGAGCCGCAGGTTTGGGTAGACTCGGCAATGCTCGGCTTCGGCAGGAATGTAGTACGGTTCTCCATTCCTCATCCCGCCAAAGATTCTTTGCCCTACGAACGGGACACGGTAGAACCACGTCGTTCCCAAGTCTCCCATCGGGAGTTCGTATCCTGTGTTGTTGATCCTCAAGTCGCGGACGAAGGTGTAGCGGATTTCAGCGTACAGATTGCCAAATGTCCTGCCCACATCTCCGTAGCGGTTCCGCTCCGCATAATCGACGCGCTGCGCCTGCATCCGCGTCTGGTAGTTCCGACGCATCCCTACAGTCTGAATTTCCTTCTGGAATAAGGGAAACCTGCCATGCGCCTCAGCGATAGGCATGTAGTCATAGACCGTGACCGCGTAGGCATCCTGAATGTCGTTGGTGCGGGAAGGAATCTGCGTAGGAATCACATCTAAGAGTCCTAGCGCGTCAAATTCCATTCTCCTCTCGCCATATCCGTACTCTGTAGCCCTCACCTTCGGCCACAAGTATCCGATCCCCATGACTGAGGCGCATTGGAGAACTTTGAGGATTTGGAACGGGAAGTCAGACTCTAAATAGACGGCTTTTGAGACCCTCGTAAGCATCTCAGCCATCTTTTTGTAAGCTGGATGGTCTGACCCATAACCGGCAATCTCACGAACCTGCGCCAGCGTCTCGCAAAACTTTCTAATATCGTATTTTAATGTGTTTGTTACGAGACTTGAACGGCATTTATCGTTGAAAACAGCGTTGAAAACCCGCAGGTTCTTGGCGAAGTCTTTGTAGCAGCGTTGTTGTTCAAGCCATCCTTCGCCTTCGGAAACTTGGTTTTCAACCCAGGAGTAACGCTCCTCTGGAGATGTCCAGAACGGAGGTGCCTGCCACTGACTTGTCTCAGTTTGGGAGCGAACATACGTGCTGGACTCTGCCATTACAGCCAAGACGCATCTCTATTTCTCTCCCGGTCGTTTTGGTTCCCATTCCAAAACGAGTTAATACAAGTGATTCCTCTTGCGGAGTATAGCGCATCTTTTCCTGCTCGTCTACTACTTTGTTTTAGCGTAAATGCATCGCCCAATGAACAGGGGAGAGAGGTGAAGCAATTCCGGCGTAATCATCCAACTCTCCGCTTGCCTGACGTTGAGGACAATTTTCCCCGCTGTCCATAACCACTGAAGCATGAAATCACTGCAATCCATCCGATCACGGCTGGTTGCGTTTCGGTCATGCAGGAGAATGCCAAGTATTCCACGATAGTTGTATTTGA